CTGGTTTAATATCCCCCAAAAACGATTCAAGAAGCCATGAAAACGACTGAGAAGCCCTCAGAAGGTCACCAAACGGCCTCAGAAGCCCTCAATAGCCCTGAAACGGAAATGGGTAGGGACACAGAAGGCCAAAACCCTCAAATGGGCGTACAAACACCCAGAATCCACACGCCACTGAACGATTTACCCTCACGCGGGGGTGAGTTGATCGACCTGGCCACCAGTTTGGGTATCGAACTCATGGACTGGCAAAAATTTGCGTTGATTCACACGCATAAGGTCAAGCCAGACGGCAGGTGGGCGACCCCCGTCAATTGCGTTGTCGTAGCCAGGCAAAACGGAAAATCATTTTTGCAGCTGATCAGGATTCTGGGCGGTCTATTCCTATGGGACGAAAATTTGCAGATCGGGTCAGCCCATAGACTTTCGACGTCACTGGAACAATTTCGGGCAATGGTTCAGATCATTGAAAAGAACGAATCCCTGGCTAAACAGGTCAAGAAAATTCGCTGGCAACATGGTGGCGAGGAAATCGAAACAATCACGGGCAATCGGTTTATTGTTCGGGCTGGCGGTTCTGCAGCACGTGGTGTTTCCAGGCCGTCAACAATTCACCTGGACGAATTGCGCGAAATGACTGACATTGAAAGTTTTGCTTCATTGCGCTACACACTTATGGCTGCAACCAACCCAATGGTCATGGCCTATACAAATGCTGGTGATTCCAGTTCCGTCGTTCTTAACCAATTCCGTGACCGCGCGTTGGCAAGCATTGGCGGCGTCGAAGATGACATTGGCTATTTTGAATGGTCAGCGCCTACCGACGAAATCAGCGTAGAAAACGCAAGGCATGCCAACCCTTCAATGGGCAGACTTATCCATGCCGATAATATCAAAAGCGTTCTCAATGACCCGCCTGATGTCGTAATGACTGAAGTATTGTGCAGGTGGGTCGTGGCAATAAATAGCGCGGTTGACGCTGCCAGTTGGGGCAACTGCCTAGATAAATCCGTTGACCTGGATATTGACAAATTGACCTGGTTGGCGATCGACCTTAGCCCAGATAGAAAACACGCAAGTTTGGTCGGCGCCCAGAAAATCGGCGGTGAACAATTCGTGGTCAAGTTACTGCACACCTGGCAGAATGATCTTCAATTGGACGACAAAGCCATTGCCAATGACCTGGCCGATTATGCGCGCAAATATCCAACCGAATACGTTCTTTACAGTAGAAAAACCAGCGCAGCGGTGGCCGCGCGCCTGGCACCTGCTGGCATTCCAATTTTCGACATGGACGGGGTTTATCCCCAGGCGTGTGACGAAATGTTGTCTGCGATAAATAGCGGTCGGTTAAAACATAGGGGGCAAAGTCAACTTTCGGAAGAAGTTTTGGCTGCGGTTCAACTTCGTCGTGGGGACGGCGGCTGGGTCATAGGTCGGCGGGCGTCACAGTCGGTCGTGTGCGCTGCCGTGGCCGTCGCGCTGGCAACACACTTCGCGACACGCCCAGAAAATGATCTTGACATAATGGTTGGTTGAACTTATAACCCTGACACAATTCAGGCATGGGATTATTTGATTCATTCACGCGTAAGGTTGAAACTGCCGTTCCAGTTGAAGCCAGCAACGTGGACGCAGCTGCAATTGCGCCGTATTACAGTGAAGTAGGAAATCTATTTCTATTCGGCGGCGTAATTACGGCTTCGCGTGCCGAAGCAATGAGCGTTCCTACATGCGCGCGTGCGCTAGGAATTATTCAGACAGTTGCTTCACTTCCAATGCACACACGCAATGAAGCCACTGGCGAAAAAGTTACACAACCGCGCGTGATAAATCAACCTGACCCACGAATTCCGGGGACGACGTTCTGGTCATGGATTATTTCAGATTTGTTCTTTTTTCCAAACGCTTATGCATTTGTTATGGACAGATATGCAGACACAGGGAAAATTCGTGCAATGGAGCGAATCGCACCTGAGCGCGTAACCATTCAAACCAATGGCATGGGTTATGAAATTGTTTCGTATCAAATTGACGGTTCTTATGTTGACCCTTCCAACCTAGTTGTTTTTCAGGGTACGCAAGAAGGCTTGTTGTCACGCGCTGGCCGTACAATTAAGGCAGCCGCAGCACTAGAACGCGCGGCAATGAATTTTGCAGTCGAACCAATTCCACAAATGGTTTTGAAATCCAATGGAACATCATTGCCAGCAGATCGCGTTTCCAAGTTACTTACGGCCTGGCGTACTGCGCGAGCAAATAAGTCAACCGCATTTTTGAATGCTGACGTCACACTTGAAACATTGGGTTATGACCCTAAGAATTTGCAGCTGAACGAGGCAAGAAACTATGTCGCTCTTGAACTAAGCCGCGCTTGTGGTTTACCTGCTTATTTCACGGATTCACAACAATCAAGTTTTACGTACTCCAACGCCTTAGACAAAAGGCGCGACCTTGTGGACTTCGCGTTTAGAAATTACATGTCCATAATCGAGCAGCGTTTATCATTTGCCGATTTCACACCAGCGGGCAACCGTGTTTCATTTGATCTTGACGACTTCTTGCGTGGCAATCCTTATGAGCGCGCGCAGGTCTATGAAATCTTAAATCGTATCGGCGCAATGTCGGTCGAAGAAATACGCGAGGAAGAAGACATGCTGCTATGAAAAAAGTAATCACACCAATGCAAATCACGGCTGCAGATTCAAACAGTCGCACCATTTCTGGGCGCATTGTGACATTCGAGGAAACAGGAAACGCGTCAATTGGCAAGGTTCAATTTGCTGCGGGTTCGATCGAACCGACTGCCGTTTTGCTTAACCTGGAGCATGACCGTACACGACGAATTGGCAAAACACTTTCAATTGAATCAAGCGACAAAGGCATTGACGCCACTTTTAAGATCGCTGAAACAACTGCGGGAAATGACGCACTGGTTGAAGCCCAAGAAGGTTTGCGCGACGGTTTTAGCGTAGAAGTTTCATTTGACGAATATGAAACCCTAAAAGACGGCACCGTTCGCATTCTTGCGGGTGAACTCACAGGGGTCGCCTTGACGTCAGAACCAGCAATCCGATCAGCCCGTGTTGAATCAGTCGCGGCAACAGAAGAAGAACAGATTTCAGATTCGACAATCGAACCTGAAGCAACACCAACAGAAAAGGACGACGAAGTGGAACACACCGTTACACCAGCGGAAGCCGTCGAAACGGTCGAAGCCGCACAGTCAATCACCGCAACTTCAAACGTTGTCGGTGGTTTTAAAACCGCACCACGCATTGAAATTACTGCTGCAAAGTATCTTGAAAACAAGGTTCTTGCTGCAACAGGCGACGAGAGCGCACGTCAGTACGTTCTCGCAGCTGACAACACAACTGACAACGCTGGTCTAGTACCAACACGTCAACTTTCAGAAGTTATCAACGGACTATCAACAACAATCCGTCCAAGCATTGAAGCAATCTCCCGTGGCACATTGCCTGACGCTGGAATGACATTTGAAATTCCAAAAATCACAGTTGCACCAACAGTTGCAGTCGTTGCAGAGGACGCAGCATTTTCAGAAACTGATCAGAACTCAGCGTTCCTATCAGTTGACGTCAAGAAATTTGCGGGTCAACAAAAATTCTCAGTTGAATTGCTCACACGCACTTCGCCCCTCTTTTATGACGAGTTACTTCGTAACATGGTCGCGGCAATGGCTAAGGCGCAGGACGCCTACGCAAACGCGCAACTAGTTGCAGGAGCAACTGCAGACGCAACAACAATCGCAACATATCCAACTGCAGCTGAACTTCTAGGCGTTGTCGCCCGTGGTTCTGCAAGCGTTTATGCTGCAACTGCAGGTCTTGCAAATCCATTCGCACGCAACATCTTGGTCAACACTTCACAATGGTCAAACTTGATGTCACTAAACGTGGACGGACGACCAATTTACAACGAAGTAACAAACCCAATGAACCAGCCAGGACTTGCAACACCAACGTCACTTCGTGGACGCGTTGCTGGACTTGATCTCTACGTAACTGCAAACACTGCAGCGACAACAGACACAGATGATTCAATTATGATCATCAACCCTGACGCATACACATGGTACGAGGGAACTTCATACCAGTTGCGCGCAGAATCAACTGCAGACGGTTCAATTACAGTGGGCGTCTATTCCTTTGGTGCCGTGGCGACGAAAATCGCGGCGGGCGCTTTTGGCGTAAACAAAACTGCTTAATAACCCAAACTAATCATGCGGCGGGTTCTCCCGATCTCGCCGCAGCAGATCGAAAGGAACGCTCATGCCTAGCATTGTCACCGCAAGTCAACTGCGAACAGTTCTAGGCGTGAGCGTTTCCTTATACAGTGACAGTTATCTTGACGAGATAATTAACACCAGCGAGGCCGTAATTTTGCCAATGTTGGTTGCGAACACTTCAGCAATCCAGTCTTACAAACTTGAATCAAACGTGGCTTATTTCTACACCCAGCGAAGCCACCATTTTGTTGCAGGTCAGTCAATCATTGTGACTGGTCTTCCAGCGCCATTCACCGCAACACATACAGTTGTCACCGCTACTGAGTATTTTTTTACCGCTGCATTGACTTCATCAAATGTCACCTTGCGCGAAATCATTCCAATGGGTACGGCCACACTTTCAGGGTATTCCGCAGCTGATATTTACGCCAACAACCCAGCAATCGAATCTGCCATTCTTGCAGTCAGCGTTGAAGTCTTCCAGTCACGCGTTGCCGCAGGTGGCCAGATTGAAGGCGTTGATTTTACTAGCACGCCCTACAGAATGGGTCGGTCACTCACAAACAGGGTATCTACATTGCTTATGCCATTTTTGGACGTCGAAACGGTTTGTCAATAATGCCAGCCAATTCCGTTGCCGAAACCCGCGCAGCACTAGCCAATTCATTCAGTGCCTTAGCGGCCAACATTTATTCCAGCGTACCTGAGGCACCAATTCCACCTGCAATCGTGGTTGTGCCTGATTCGCCGTACATGGAAATTGTTTTGATCGGCAAAGCCAAAACACAGGTCAAGATAAATTTTGCAATTTCAGCAATTGTTGCTTCAAATAGCAATGCGGGTTCACTTGATAACCTGGAACAACTCATCATGGGAATTCTTGCGGCAATGCCCGCAGGATACGTTGTTGGACAAATCGAAAAGCCGACGGTTCTAGAGGTAGGACAGTCACCAATGCTGGTCGCCGACATCAACGTTTCAACTTACTACACTCAGACAACCTAGGGGACAAAATGCCAACGACAATCATCACTGGTCGCGATTTAGTCGTGACCATTGCTTCAACAAACTATGACGCACAGGCGACCAGCGCAACACTTGCAAATAGCCCAACCGTGGAAACTTATCAAACACTAGACGGCAAGGCGTACAAGCACATTGACGACCAGTGGACATTCGACGTTTCAATGCTCGCTGACTGGGGCGCTTCAGGTTCATTGTGCGAAGCACTATGGACGGCTTGCGAATCAGCACCAAACACAACATTGGCAGTTTCACTAACTGCCGTCACAGGCGCAGTCTTCGCGTTCAACGTCATGCCAGTATTCCCAGCAGTGGGCGGGGCAGCACCAGATGCACAAACCGTTGATCTATCATTTGTAGTTGTGGGAACACCTACAGAAACCTTCAGTTAAAAACTAACGATCGGGAGAGAAAATGAAACTACCAATAACAATTGAATACAACGACGGGACGCAGGCGACCTACACGGCTGCGCCACCTGAGTGGGTAAAATGGGAAAAGCACACGGGTCACACGATCAGCCAGGCACAAGAAAAAATCGGAATTTCCGATTTAGTTTTTCTGGCCTATCACGCCATGAAGCGCGAAGCAGCTGGAAAACCAGTTAAGCCAATCGAGGCATGGACGGAAACGATCGCTGAAGTGATCGTCGGTGAAGCAAACCCAAAAGCCACCCAGTCGGAAGCCTAAGTCGAATTATTTGGGAATTGGCCATTGCGACCAACTTACCCAAAGAACAATTCGAAACGGCTGAGGACATTTTAACGGCGCTAGAAATTCTGGAAGGACGGGCAAATGGCAACTGACGCAATCGCTTATGACAAGGCTGAATTGCGTGCCATTGTCCGTTCTTTTAAGGCTATGGACGAGGAAGCAACCAACCAGGCAAAGCAAGCAACTAGCGAACTGGCCACTTGGGTTCAGGGCAAGATTCAGGCAGCGGCGTCAAGCCGTACCCGTAACCTTCAGGACAATCGCGTGGCTGACGGTTCCAAAGTTTCAAAGTCGTCAAAGATCGGTGAAATTTCATTTGGTTATGCTGGCCAGAAGTTAAGTGGCGGGGCAACAACACAACAAATTTGGGGCGGCGCAGAATTCGGTTCTAATCGTTATAAGCAATTCCCAGTCTGGTCAGGCCGTGAAGGTCGCGGTTCTCGCGGTTGGTTTATCTACCCAACCCTTCGAAGCGCCCAACCCGACATTGTAAAAAAATGGGAAGAATCATTTTCTAAGATAGTAAAGGAGTATAACTAGTGGCTGGTAGTCGTACCCTTAAACTTTCGATTCTTGGTGACGTTGACAATCTCAACAAATCACTGAAGACCGCTTCAGCCGACGTCGATTCATTTGGTGACAAGGTTGGCAAGGTCGGCAAAATGGTTGGCGCAGCGTTCGTTGCTGCCGCTGCCGCTGCTGGCGCTTACGCAATCAAAATTGGCGTTGAAGGCGTTAAAGCCGCGATCGAGGACGAAAAGGCGCAGACACAATTGGCGCTGGCGCTTGAAAATGCCACTGGTGCAACTAAGGGGCAGATAGCGGCCACCGAACAATCTATTCTTCAAATGTCATTGGCAACTGGCGTCGCTGACGACGAACTGCGCCCAGCATTGGGACGCCTGGTTAGATCAACTGGCGATATCACAAAAGCGCAGGATTTATTAGCCACCGCCCTAGACATAAGCGCGGCGACAGGCAAGCCAGTTGAAGCCGTTGCCACTTCACTTTCAAAAGCCTACGACGGGAACACAACCGCGCTGGGCAGATTAGGGATTGGCTTATCAGCTGCCGAATTGAAAACAATGTCATTTGAGCAGGTGCAAGGCCGTCTTTCAGATTTATTTGGTGGCGCTGCTGCCCGTAACGCTGATACCTACGCGGGACGAATTGCCAGAATGCAAATTGCATTTGATGAGGCAAAAGAAACAATCGGTTTTGCGTTGTTACCTATTTTGGAAAAGGTCATAAATTTCATCAACCAAAATGCGTTGCCAGTCATCAACGCGTTTTCAGGTGCGTTCAGCCTAGACGGTGGCGGCCTTGGTGGAATAATTACAAATCTTGGAAACACAATTAAGAATGTTTTCACGCCAATTATCAGCGGACTAATTAAGGCATTTAACTACGTAAAAGACGCATTGAGTGACAACCTAGAAACTTTCAAGGTGTTCGGCAGTTACGTTGCAACCTATTTAGCCCCCGTCATTGGCACCGTTTTAGGTGGTGCGCTGCAGGTTGCTGGCAAGATCGCTGGTGGCGTCATTGACGTAATTGCTGGCGTGGTCAAGATTTTGAACGGCCTAATCTCAGGTGCGGTTGCTGGAATCAACGCGTTGATTTCTGCTTATAACGCCATTCCATTTTTGCCAAACGTTTCAAAGATTTCAACACCAAATGTCAGTGTGCCTTCGATCAAAACACCTACCGTCACAACTTCAGTGCCTTCAATACCTTCGATCTCAGCGCCTTCAACTGGTGCAACAACATCAAGTGGCGGGGGTGGCGTGGCCACTGCTGCGAAGGCCGCTGCGACTACGGCAGCCAAAATCACTGGCTTGGGTGCGTCAGGTGTTTCAGGGGTTAACACAAATAGCCTTGCTGGCATTGCCGCTGCGTCAGGAACTACTATCAACTTGACCGTAAACGGTGCGGTTGACAAGGAAGGAACTGCCAGAACGATCGTTGACACGCTAAATAATTCCTACTATCGCGGCACGGGTGGCGCAGGGAATCTAGTCGCATGACCCAATGGACGCCCATTTGGCTAGTTGAAATTGACGGCGTTGAATACACTTCAGCGGTTTTGGCGAACCTGACCATTCAAAGTGGTCGCACAAACATTTATGAGCAGGCACAGGCTGGCTACACAAACATTCAGTTGATCGACGTCAACCAAGCAACAATTCCAGTCAACATAAATTCGACCATTTCAATTCGCGTCAAAGATACGTCGAACACATTCGTGTCCATTTTCGGTGGCAACGTGGTTGACATTGGTTTGGAAGTCCGTGACGTGGGTTCGACCATGTTTACCCAGACATATTCGATCACTGCGCTGGGGGCATTGGCACGCCTGCCTAAAGCGTTGACCGACGGCGTACTTTCCAAAGATTTTGACGGAAATCAGATTTACACGATACTTTCAGGTTTATTGCTCGCAACTTGGGCTGAAATTCCAGGATCATTAACTTGGGCAACAGAAGACCCGACAGTGACTTGGGCAACGGCTGGCAACATTGGCTTAGGTGATATTGACCAGCCAGGCGATTATGAATTGGCAGCAAGATCAAGTGAAAGAACCGACGTTTATTCATTGGTTTCAGCCCTGGCGACTTCTGGACTGGGTTACATTTATGAGGACGCCCAGGGGCGTATTTCCTACGCCGACGCCACGCACCGCACGCAATATCTCACGGCTAACGGTTACGTGCAAATAACTGCAAACCAGGCGCGTGCGGCAGGACTGCGCACTGAAACCCGCGCGGGGGACGTGCGAAACAACCTCACAATAAAATACGGGGCAACAAGTAGCGCGGAAATTAGCGCCAGTGACGCCAATTCAATTTTGACATACGGCACACTCTCTCAAATAATCACAACAACCTTGCACAATTTGACGGACGCCACCGATCAGGCTGACTTCTATTTGGCGCTTCGAAAAGACCCACAACCCATTTTTAGCGAAATCACTTATGACCTAACCAACCCTGAAGTTGACAACGCAGACCGTGACGCGCTCATTGGAGTGTTCATGGGAATGCCCGTTGCAATAAATGATTTACCTGCAAATATGGGTTCCATTTTTCAAGGCTTCGTCGAAGGCTGGACGTTTCGCGCTGGATACAACACCCTTTCCATTTCGCTTAATCTTTCGCCTGTGGCTTATTCATTGCAGTCATTGTCATGGGACGAAATTTCCAACACTTACACCTGGTCGGGCGTGTCGCCAACGCTTGACTGGGCACGTGCAACAATTATCACCTAAGAAGGAGAAGAACCTATGACGAACCCGACCACTCCCTTTTCGTGGCAAATGCCGACGGCAAGTGATCTTGTAACGGATTTACCAGCAGATTTTGAAACATTTGGACAAGCCGTGGCAACTTCAATGGCTGATTTGCTAGGGGGCACAACTGGCCAAATTTTATCCAAGGCTTCAAATACCGACATGGACTTTACTTGGGTTACAACAGATGACGCTAATGCCATACAAAATGCCATTGTTGACGCAAAAGGTGACTTGATCGCCGCAACGGCAGCTGATACGCCTGCAAGATTAGCGGTTGGAGCAAATGGCACGGTATTGACTGCCGATTCTGCACAAGCGACAGGATTGAAATGGGCAACACCGACAGGGGCTAAAAGTTATTCTTTGCTCAACGCTGGCGGTACTGCATTGACAGGCAGTGGAACAATTACAATCAGCGGAATTTCAGGTATAGATAACCTGCGCGTCTTTATTGACAGAGGAAGTTCTAGCAGCGCAAGCGCAAATGTCGAGATTTTGCTTAATAGCGATACTGGAGCAAATTACAGTTATTTCACAGGCTATCAGTCTGCAAGTTCTACAAGTTATATAGGCGACACGGGACAGACATCTTTTATACCAGGTATTTTAAGCAATAACGCTGCTTCTGCACTTATGCTATCTGCTGAAATTGCTGGTGCAAATACTAGCGGAGTAAAAATGGTATCCTTTTCAAGCGGTGCGAATACTGGTGGTGGAGCAAATAACGCTCTTATTGCTGGTGGTGGTTATTGGAATAACTCAGCAACAGTTTCATCAGTTTCAGTAAAGGTTTCAACGGGTAACTGGGATAACGGTACAGTCTACGTATACGGAGCAGCATAATGGAATACACAGAAAAAATTATAGACATCACAACAGGCGAAGAAACTATCCGACCTTATACAAAGGCTGAAATTGCTGAGGTTGAAGCTGCTATTGCTAAAATCGAATCTGAGCGTTTAATTGGCGAAAACGAAAAGGCAGCCAAGGAATCTGCGAAGGCTGCACTACTTCAACGTTTAGGCATAACAGCCGAAGAAGCGAAATTGTTATTGGCATGACCTATCCACAGGGCACGAATGCGCGCCTGATTGAAGTCGCAGCCGCCGAAGTGGGCACGATCGAAGAAGGCGACAACCTGACCAAATACGGCAAATTTACAAAAGCCGACGGGTTACCCTGGTGCGGTTCTTTCGTCAATTGGTGCGCTGCACAGGCTGGCGTCAAAATTCATTCAGTCGTCGGCACTGCCGTTGGTGCGCATAAATTTAAGGAGATTAACCGCTGGTCAAACATTCCGCAATTGGGTTATTTGGCGTTCATGGATTTTCCACACGACGGCATTGACAAAATTAGTCACATTGGAATTGTTGTTGGTTTGATTGACGACAAGACTTGCGTGACGATCGAAGGAAACACCAGCGGCACAGGCGACCAGCGCAATGGTGGCATGGTCATGGTCAAGGTTCGATCATTTGCCAAAGGTAAAGAAATTGTCGGTTTTGGTGTTCCTAAGTTCACGCCGTATCAGGGAGAATTTCCTAGTGTTGAAATGCCAAAAACGGCAGATAAACCAAAGAAGGAGAAAACCAAATGGAACAAGCCAAAGCCTTAGCAGCTTCTTGGGCACGATCATTCATGGCGGCTGCGCTCGCCTTATACATGGCAGGTGTGACAGACCCAAAGACACTTGCAATGGCAGGGGTTGCAGCGGTTGCGCCAGTGATTTTGCGCTGGCTTAACCCAAACGACAAAGCCTTCGGTTCAACGGGGAAGTGAACCGCAGATTCGCAGCGGCAGGGTTGGTCTGGGCACTTGCACTAACCCTGACCGCTTGCGGGTATCAGGGTTGGACACGTTATGAATGCCAAGAATTCGACAACTGGAAAAAGCCAGAATGCCAAGAACCACAATGTATCCCGACTGGAACATGCACTTCAGACATACTTGGAATTGAATCGCCTTAGACCTGCACGCCGTAAGTCACCAGAGGAAATTCACGCCCAACTGATTTTGATTATTGGTTCAACCCTTGCTGCAGTGTTTTTAATCGTAACGCTGGGCATAACTTATGCACTGATCTTCGTCACGCAACCAATCGGCAACCAGGCGCCCAATGACGCAGCCTTCATTGACTTATTGAAAACCCTAGCCATTTTCCTGACTGGTTCATTGGGTGGCGTACTGGCGGGTAATGGGCTGAAATCGAAACCCAAACCAGCGGACACGCCGACAAACACGCAAGGTTCTTGACCCCGCGCCAATCATGCGTCACCCTGATCTCAGGTAGTAGCACTTACCACCTAGAATCGGGAGAATTCAAAATGACAATCGAACAAATCATTGGTTTTGCCTTAATCGGGCAATTAACCATTAGCACCATTATTTATTCAATGGGATATCGTGACGGCAAATCAGTGGGCTACCATGCAGGGCGTTCAACTGGAATGGCCATTGGAAGACAACAGGAGCGTCAACGCTAATGGGATTCCTAGACAACTACGAGGCAAGCCGCGAACGACTAGAACGCTGGATTAAGACCTACCCAACAGGACGCATTGAAACGCGAATTGTTGAATTTAGCGCGGAGAAGGGTTACGTACTGGTTGAAGCCAAAGCGTTTCGAAATCATGACGACGTTTTAGCAGCTGGTATCGACTATGGCTATGGGTACCAGGGTGCCTACCAGGCGAACATGAAACGTTGGTTCGTTGAAGATACCGTGACCAGCGCGATCATGCGCGTGCAACAACTGGTCATGGGCGGCGCTGAACGAAGCACCAAAGAAGTCATGGAACAGGTTGAACGGGCACCTGCGATCGTGGCAAAGGCTGAGGCTGAACCAGATTATTGGTCAACCAAATTCGAAGCGCCAATTGCAACCCCCATTGGTGCAAGCCTGGGAGAGATCGCCAAACAACTGGGCGGTGAACTTATAGCCGAAGCACCATTGTGCAATCACGGCCACATGGTCTGGAAACAGTCACATGACGGGGCGCCGAAGAATTGGGGCGGGTACTTCTGCTCACAACGCACGAAGGCCACGCAATGTCCACCACGTTGGTACGTTCTTGCCAGCGACGGAAAATGGAAGCCACAACTATGAGCGATTACATGGAACTTATAAACCCAAAAACCAGAACCGCCAAAATGATCAAAGACGGTGAAGTGGTTGCAGAATACAAATTGGAGCAATGCGACAAGTGTTCATTGCTTGCCAGGCTTGATGATTTCGGCTACCAGCGAGGATATTCTGGGGAACCATTGTTGTGGTTTTGTGGCGCTTGCAGATGAGAATGATATTGAACAAAGAAGAACAATTCATTTGCCATGAAGCGGCAATCCATTTGGCAAGGGGAAATCCAAATTATTGGGAAAGCCGTGAAACCAATTATTCTAAAGACAAATCGTTTCACGAACTTATTGCACAAGACGCCGAAAGCATTGGCAGTGAATGGGTTGTGGCCAAATATCTGGAACTGCCTTTCGACCCATTTGAACAAAAAGGTAAGGTCAAGGCCGACGTAGGGCACAAGTTTGAAGTCAGGTGGACGAAGTACGACGGCGGGCAGCTGATAGTCCATGAGTACGATCGACCCACCGACGTGGCAATTCTTGTCACTGGCAAATCACCGCGCTACGTCATTGCGGGCTGGATACCCATTGCAATGGCACAGAAAGACCGTTATAG